CACGCTTCATGGCCTTACCCATGCTGGTTCTTTCAACGATCATATCTCGCTCGTACTCGGCAAACGCAAGCATGACTGTGACCATGACTTTTCCCATTGGCGTATTGTCCGCAACGCCCATGTTGAGAATATTGACCTTAACGCCCCGTTCCACCAGATCACGAACCAACATGGCTCCTTCGGGAGCGGTACGGGCAAAGCGGTCGAGCTTGCATACCACCAATTCGTCACCGGGTTCCAGTTTGGAGAGAACTTCGTTAAACTTTGGCCTGTCGATCTTCGTGCCAGTGTAGGTATCCAGTAGGATATGCTCTTGGTCAATACCCTGCGCCAGCAGCTTTTCAAGCTGATCTTCAAGTGACATACCATAGAGCCGTTGTCCTTTGGAACTGACTCGTCCATATCCCCACCTCATAACTCTTTCTCCCCGTCCAAAACATACCCGTCATCACCGTCAAGAGGTTCAATGACGATTTGAGCGTCCAAAGCCTCCAACCAGCGAATGAGTGTGCCAACTTGCATGGTCATTCCACTATTACGGGAAAGAGGACGAGCGACACTCCCTTGATTGGTATAGCCTATTTTATTGGCTAAGTCATCTTGGGTCAATCCCTGCTTCGTAGACAGCAGATAGACGATTTCTTTTACTGTCATGTCGTTCTCCTTTCCATAATAGCTTACGAGCTATTGAGTTATATAACTTTCTCTTAGTACGCGCATATATAGAGAGTTTATACACTCTAATAGCTTACAAGCTATAATCTACTTTCCGAGCCTTAAAAGCGGTGTACCATTTCTCGTATTTCTTGGTTTCCTTGTTGAGAAGGGTGAAGTTGCCATTGCAAATAACATCGAGTCTGCTCTTATACTCACCGAGAGGGAGTTCAGCTCTCTGTTTCCACAATTCTCTAAGCTGTGCGTCTTGAGCAAGCTGTTCCAGAGCTTTCTTAGACTTTAAGTCAACGGCTGCTTCTCGAAGGAAGGTCGGGTTCTCGCTCTGGCGCTTCACAAGAAGGTCGATAAGCTCCTGATCGGGAAGAACGGAATAGAAACCCTGTTTGCGAATAGAGGGAAGCACCTCATGAGTGACCCAATGTTTGAACTTTTTAGCTTCTTCGGTATGGCTTGACAGAATGAGAGAATAGACACCGTATTCGCTAATGATGGTAACATTCTGTATTCCTCCGGGGGTGACCAATTCGGTCACCCCTCGATCTTCCTCATCGACATATTTGCGGATAGCTCTTTCGGGATTTGCGTGACCGAGAATAGTGGCTACATCTTTGGCGACAAACCAAATAACTTCTCCTTCACTAAGGGTTCTGACCTGTGATTCGTTGAATGTGAAATTGATAGATAGAGTATTATTCATCTCGAACTCCTTTCTTAGTCCAAATCAAATTGATTTGGACTGATTTATCCGAAAACCGCTCTTTGTGACGATTGTGGATATTCGCTATGGACTGCCGGGGGTCAGCGTAACCAAGAACCGAACCGATTTCATCACGGGTGAACCATGCTTCTTTCTTGCCGTAATACCCATTAACGAGGGCATCATTGATGGTACGGGTTTCAATCAGCTTTAATGTGTCAGTCAACTTCAAAACCTCCTTCTGGCAGACGGGTCTTTCGAGGAACCGCTACAATTTTGTAATCAAGCATTTTGAGCATTTCGTTGAACTTTTTAACGGTCATGTTGTTAGTCTTTTTGGGGTTGAGTCTGTCCCAAAGGGCAGCTTGTGTCAAATTGAGTTTAGCTGCCATTTCAGCGTTGCTTACCCCTTGTGCTCGCATGAGATTGTTTACAATTTCTTTGGAAGTCATAATTATCACCTCTGAGAAAATGATAGCATTAAAGTTTTAACTTGTCAAGATATTTCTTGAATATTACCTTTTTATTTTTCAAGAGTTTTTGTGAATGTAGGGGGAAGATATATGAATTGAAATCGCCACTTACCCCTCACCCCGCTTATGCTGCCGCTGGCATATCCCCCACCCCCCGTCACCCATTCACGCCGCCCAGATCAGGCCGAAAAGCGCAAAAATAACCGCCCCGGAATAGCACCGGGGCGGCGTTCACTTATTCAATTTCAATATTTCAATCAGGATTTGAACCGGCAGCAAAAGCAACAAAAGAATTAGATACACGCTTTCACCGCCTTTCACCCAACACACACCCAAACAAAAGCGGGATTGTATTTCCGGCCTTTATAGGGCTTTACCGTGATATTACAAAAGCAATTTGCAACCCCTTGCGCCCATGTTTCATAACGTATAAACGCTTGTACCGTGTCAGGGGATACAAGATAGCAGCTTGCGCCGCCGTGCTTTTTCCTTGCATATACCATGCTTTACACCCCCGTTAAAATACCGTATTAACAACAGTTAGAATTGTTATCCATAGATCAATATATTGTGTGTTGTATCCGGTATAATCGCCCTTGTCAAACTCTGTTTTACCCGTGATAACATAACCAACTTGTTTTACACTTCCGTCTGACAGATCAGCGAACATTTCCGACTTGTTTTTAATGGCATTTTTGGAAATGGTGATATAATACTTTTCTTCCACCCGTTCCCGGTAAATTTCAAGCGCATTTCCCACGCTATCCGCATTTATACGCATATCCGAAATAATATTAGCGTCAATATACCATTTTTTGTGATTGTATTCTTTCATTGTGGCCGTTGTTTTGAAAATGTAATTCATAATTAAACCCCCATTCTAATACATTCATCAAGCGGAACCCTATACCCATGCACCCGGAAAAAAGCCGCCCCTTTCCGGGTATATTGTATCTTGCACCGGTGGAACGCTTTACCACCGCCCCATGCACCGGAAACGCAGTAAACAAAATCGTCTATCCCGTATTCAATGCCCTTTATTTCAAGCCCATTCAAGCCGCTATAATAGGCGATACTTTCCCGGCTTTCGCAATATTGCCTTTTATTCATGATTGCAAACCCCCTTTATAAAATCCCTTGCAAGGCTTTTCAGGCTTTCCCGCTGCTGTTCATAGGAAAGGCTATAATCATAGCGGATTTTTTCGGCCTGTTCTTCCACGGCTTTCGTCTGTTCATAAGTGGGCCGGATATTTCCGAAAGGGGCATACCCTGTTACAATGGCAACCCCGCCGCCCATATCATAAATATCAGCCGCCCACCCTTCCCGGCGTTGTGTATAGGCAACCGGGCTTTCATAATTCAAAAGGGTTTGCAATCCGCAATAGGGAACGCAAATAATTTTATTGTAATTCACCCGGATTGCCTTTTGTGTTGTCTTGAATTTCATTTTATACACCTCTTTCAATAATTCACACTGTTAGCGGTACGGCGGTTGTACATGGCTTTCAAACTTTCGCCGGGGGTCATATCCGCCGCTTTCGGCTTTTCCGTTTCTACCGGTTGCATATCCCACCACGCTTTTCCGCCGCCGTTTATATCATAGAAAGAAAGAAAACTGTTTACATGGCGCATTGTAGTAGCGGAATAGCCGCCCCACATACGAACGAACCGCCCCGCCGCCGTGATACGACAAACAAAAGTATTATAGGACTGTAAAACTTTTTCGCCGTTTTCCGTTTCAATGATTTTCGCCTTTCCGTAAAAACTTTTTGCCCGGTCATAACCGCAAACGGGTAAATCAAAAATCTTTTTCATAATATAAGCCCCCTTTTTATTCCCGTACAAGCTGTTTTTCTAATGTGATCTCGAAATCTCCGCCCCGGCTTTCAATTTCACAAATCTTGCAATCTTTGATAGCATCATAGAGAACGGAACCGGGAACGGCAGAAAGAGAACTTCCGAAATCATTCAAATAAATGCGCCCCGCTGCTACTTCTGAAAACTGTTTAACTGTCATTGTAAAAACCCCTTTCAAATATCGCGTTTTCGCGTTTCTGCCTTTATTATAACGCGTTATCGCGTTTTGTCAATAGGTTTTCAGAAAAAAATATCATGTTTTCGCGTTTTCTTTTGAGCGTCCGAAAACTCAAAAGAAAATGTACTATACATTATAAAGGGCAAAAACGCCGCCCCGATCAGGCCGGAACCCCGGC